GCGCATCATTCACGCGCTCCCGTTCCTGAATGTCGAGGATTTCGGCGTCCCTCTGCGCCCGCAGATCGTCAGCCCTCTGCCTCTCAGCCTCTGCCGCATCGCGGTCGGCTGTCACCGTGTCGAGTTCGGCCTGAAGCCGCGCGACTTCCTTCGAGGTTTCTATCCATGTCGCAACCTTGTACCCGGCAGTGAAGCCGCCGAGTACAAGGGCAAGATAGACGCTGAAGGTGAACCAGTTCATGCTGATTTCTTGTGGGTGAGCCAGGACCAGATCAAGGCTGCACCCGAAAGGCCAATGCCCGTCAGCGGCTCTACAATGCTCTGATCGGCCAGACCCTTCGTGACGAAATAGCCTGCGAGCGCCTGCATTCCTGCGCGTACAAACGACTGAATAAGTTCAAGGTTCATTGGACTCTCCTATACCACCGGGAAGCACTGGCTGGCCCAGGCGCTGAACGCCATGATCCAGCCGAGGACGAAGCCTGCGATGCCAACGAGGAAGGCGATGGCAATCCAGTTGCCCGCCTGAAGCGACGTGCGCTGTAGCGCCTTACGGATTGCCATCGTTGCCGTCTGCCTTCTTTGAAAAGCGGGACGCAAGCCACTGGAACCCAACGTTTATCATGGATGGGCCAAGGTAGCCAAGCGCGCCACCAATGCCGCCACCTGCGAGTTCAGGCACATTGTACGCGCCATGCAAGTATTGCGAGACGCTGACTGCGATCACACCCATGAGTGTTCCGCGCAGCAAGGAACCGGGGAAGTGCGCCAGCGTAACCTTTGGTCCGCCGCGCTCTTGCTCATGGAAAAGCCGCACCAGGTCCCCGATTGTGGCGAGGATGATACCCGTCAGTGCGGTTGCAAGCAGTTCAACCTGATGCAGGAACTGGTCCCATGGTGACATCACACGCTCGCTGCCTGAAAATGTTGACAATCCGGCCTACTCCAACGACCGCCCCAGACCCAGCCGTGACGCTCGAAGATCGTGACCACGCCCATTGGCATCATCCCGGCATTCGGCATCCACGCCTTGCCAAGCGGGTTTGCCGAGGGGTTGATGTCGATGGCGCAGGCATAAGAGTGCATGGAAAGGCGCGTGCTGCCCCGCATCATGCGGAAGTTGTAGCATCCACCGTATAGGTCGAGGCCAGCATCCTTAAGACGCGAAAGGTTGTGTTCGTATGCCTCCGAGATTTCCAGCAAGATCGCTGACAGATCATGCGCCACGAGCTTGTGGCAGCGGATCGTGCTGACCTCGCGACCGATGTCCCATGCAAAGCGCATCTTGTAGGGCGGAGCGATGTTGACCAGGTGTGCGGCCTCCCAAGCGGCATCCGGCGTGCCGTCTCCGTTGGTGTCGGGATCGCCATAAAACTGCCTGCACTCGCTCTGCTTGGGCCACATGTCACAGCCCTACATTGACGCGCGGGAGAACCAGCGCAAAGATTGTCTGCGACGCAGCGTCGAAAGCCGATCCGCTCATGTTCAGCACCGTGACCTCGACCGTATCGTTGGCCGTCACCTTGCCGAAAAGGAACACGCCATCGGTTGTCATCAGCGTTGTCGAGGCCGTTTGGCACAGCACGAAATCACCGACGCGCGCGCCCGTGACTGTCACGTTCGACGCCGCCGAGACTGCGCCGTTGGCGACCGAAGCGAAGTCAATGACCGCGCTTCCGGTCAGGAACAGATTGCGGATGCTCTGAACCATCGCCGCCAGCTTGTCCATGACCAGCTCGACGCTCTCGCTATCGAACGGACCATTCGCCAGCACGTCGAAATCCTGCGTCTGCGGGTTGTCGCGGACGATAATGACGGTCTGGTTGGAAGTCGGTGCCGTGACGAACACCACGTTGCCCGTGCCGGGGAGCGTCCCGGTCACTGAGTAATGCGTTGTCAGGGTCTGAAGCGTGTCCAGCCCGGTCGTGTTGTCCCGGAGATAAACCTTCAAGTCGCTTGAGGCGAACACCTTGAACGAGAAGGCAAAGGACGTTGTGGCCCCGTTGCCTGAGTAGCTTGCCTTGTTGGCCGTTGTCGAGAGCGTCATTGCCTATTCCCTTCGTCATCGTCGGCGCGCTCGAATTGGGTGCGCAACCACTTGAGATAGAACGTGTTCCACAAAGGCACGGCACGGGAAAGGTTATTCCAGTCACCCTCCGTGAAATTGCCTGAAGCCGTGGCAGAAGCAAGTCCCGCCGCTGTATCCATGATGCCGACCGTTGGGCCAAGCACGTTGCCGACAAACCCGCGCGAGGAATACCGCTGCGCCGCCCTCTGGCCGAGCAGGGGGGAGAGGCCAATCTGGTTGCCCGTGAACTTCTCCATCATGTTGTTGGCCTCGAAAAGCCAGCCGGTGACGCCAGAGCGGTCCACGCCTTCCTTCAGCCAGACTGCCGGGTCATCGCTGATCTGGTCGCTTGGGGTCTTGAGGTAATAGGCCAGCATCCCAAGCGTGGTCATTGCAACCAGACCTTGTAGCGTCTGCGCATCGCGGGTCTGAAGCGCGCGCTTGGTGATCCGGGTCATGGACGAGAGGAAAAAGGAGCGGAACTGCCCGATCACCTTGCCCGTCGCGCTATCAAGCCACAGCGGCTTATCCCCAACCCCGGGCGTGACGATCGCGGTGTTCACATCCTTCACCAACGCAGCGGCAACCATGTCCCGCGCCGCCTGATCGGCCATGCCCTCGCCGTCCACCCACTTGTTCGTATGGAAAATCCAGCCGCCGCTATCCTTCTCGCCGTACTTCTGGAGGTGGGCGAATATGGTCTTGGCGTCTGCCTTGTCGATGCCAAGCCACGCCAGCCGCTCCAGATCGCGTGCCTTGGCCGTTCCCTTGGCCGCAGCCTCCACGGCATCCCCCAGCCAAGACGCCGACACAGCGCCCGCCCATTGCTTCATGAAGGCGGTCCAGTATGCGAGGCCATTAACCAATCCGTACTTGTCTGCGGCCCAAGCCGTCCCGCGCTCGAAGGCGGTGTGCTTGCCGTAAGCCTCCGCGATGTCGCTGAAGCGATGTCCATGGCTGTCGAGGACGAGGTCCATGCCAATCCCGGCGCGCTTGGCCTCCTCGACGCCAGCCCGCGCGGACTTCAACCCGGCGATGAGGCCAAGCAGCCCCTTCTGGCCAAATACCGGAGCGAGGCCATGCGACAGAACGATCGACCCAACGTCTGGCAGCGATGCAAGGAGGAAGCCGCCGCCCAGACGCATCGTGTTGTAGGCGCGCGCCACCCTCGACGCACGGTTCAGGAAGCCTTCCGGGTTCTTTGGCAACGACGCGCGGCCAGTAATGCGGTCCCGCATCGCGCCGAGATTTGCAAGGTCGCGGCGCTGCGCTTCGTCGAGTCGGCGGTGTTCCTTTTCGATGAGCGCCTGCCGCTTCTCTGGCGCCATGTCAGGGTACTTGTTGGTAATCGTTTCTTCGACATCGTCGTGCAGGAACGAATAGTCGGAGCGGATTTCGTCAAATGTATCTTCAAGGTCGGCCGAACCGAAGCGACGCGACAGCTCGATGTCCGCCGCCATCTGGCGCGTGTGCGCCCGGATGATGCTCTCCGCATCTTGCTCGATGAAGTCCCATACGTCCTTTGTCGGGATGTGGATTTGCAATTCCTTCAGCGACCGACCGACCAGCGGGATAGGCTTGTACATCCCCTCGCCGTTGTTCGACGTGATGTTGTTAATCACGTCAGCAATAATGCCCTGAAAATCGCTCTCGCGCGTGCCGCGCATTTCTTCCCAATACTTGATCTTGCCGTCATAGTGGCGGGCGACATTCCGGTACGCGGTGCGCTCGCGCAGGAGCGAGTATGCGATGCCGTTCAATTCGTCGTACTTGCTGCGTGCCGCGAGAAGCTTGTTCGCGCGGCCATCAAGACCACCCTTGACCGCATCGAGTTCTCTCTTGGCAATATCAAGCTTGCTCTGGACCCTTTCGCGATACCATGTCGCGTTGCGGTGACGCTCGCGGGTGACGGGCGTGCTGTCCGCAGCGTATTCGTCAAGGGCGCCGATGCGATAGGCAATGTGCGCGTCGGACATGTTGACGTTAGCGCCAACCGCACGGATTTCCGCGAGCATCTCGTTCGCCCAATTCCACCTCTCGATGGCGTCGCCGTCGCGGACCTCGTTGTAAACCGGAGTCTTGGACGGACCCCAGGATTTCGACGTGTCCTTTTTGATCGCCGCGATCAGATCAGCCTTCGTGATCTGCATGCCAACCTTGTCGTTGAAGCTGCCGATGTTCCACCCCTCGTCGGAGAGGATTTGCATCATCTCGTCCAAGGTCTTGCCACCGTCCTTTGCCACGACGCCGCGACGGTATCCGATGCTGTGCAGGCCAGCTTCCTTCAGCGAGCCGTCCTCATCGATAATGCCGCCGAGTTCACGGATGCGATCAACCAGGCGCGGCGGTTCCTTCAGGCGACCGTTCGCCAGTTCGCGCGCAAGGTGAATGCTGTCAACAATGGGATCGCCTTCCGCAAACCCCTTGTTCGTGTTGACGTGCGCCTCTCGCGCCCTTGCCGCCTCCAGTTCCTTCTCAAGCCGGTCAACCACGCGCTTGAGAACGCGCTCACCTCCGATGCTTGGCCCAAGAGTCCGGCGGATGCGCTCGACAATCTTGCGCTGTTTCTTCGCTTCGATCATCGCGCCGACGATCTTGGCTTGTGTCAGGGTGTACGCCTCGTTGGCATCGTCCACGCGCTGCTTCCAAAGCTTCACCTCGTCAGGGGAGCGCGCCTGCTCAGACCGCGCCTCTTTCATAAAGTAGTCCATCAGGACGGATTTGAATTGATCGCGCTTGCTGATGACCTTCGCGCTGTCCCAGATGCGTGTCAGATACGTGTCGGAGGCAATGGTCTTGACATCCTCGGGCAGCAGTCCAAGCTTGACGGCCTCGTCTTTCAGCGGGTCAAACACCGTCTTGCGCATATGCTGCGCAACGGACTGCACCTCGGGAATGGCGTGCGTGTC